GATAAGATTCGGTTTCGTTCGGGTAAACCCGAGAAGATTGGTGGTTGGACGCGTCTGTCTAGTGCGCAGTTTCTAGGTAATGCGCGTGCATTACATAATTGGGGAACCTTAGCGGGTAAAAACCTGCTGGGTGTGGGCACTAACCTGAAATACTACATCGAGGACGGTGGTGACTACAACGACATCACACCTATACGCCAGACTGTTGACCCCATGCTTGGACCGAATCCACCGGGCACCGGCGACCCCTTTGCCACAGCATTTAATACACTAGCCTCAGACATAACCGCTGCCCAGCAGACAGTGCCACTAACAAGTGCTGCGTCTTTCCCGACTACAGGGGGAGTAATACTTATTGGTACTGAGCAGATGGCGTACTCGGCCATTAGTGATAACACGTTATTGGGTGTAAATAGAGGCATTAATGGTACAACCGCTGCGGCTCATGGCTCTGGCGCCAACGTTGCTTGCTCTACACTTACCGTAACCGACAACAACCACGGCGCGGTACAAAGCGATTTCGTCACTTATGCGGATGTAACAGGGCCTTTTGGTGGGTTTGCTGCCTCAGATATTAACGGCGAGCGCCAAGTTTTTGGGCTTATTAGCGCCTCACAGTACACAATAAACATAGCGAGCGTATTCTCAACCTCGGCGACATCGGGTGGTGGTGCGGCAGCTACAGCGACTTATCAGGTCAATACAGGGCTAGACACGTACGTGGTGGGCCTTGGCTGGGGTGCAGATCCGTGGAGCTCTGGTGGCTGGGGTAGTCCCGGTGTGGTGGGGGTAGGGCAACAGTTGCGTCTGTGGTCGGCAGATAGCTTTGGGGAGGATTTGTTTTTCGCGCCACGAGAAGGCGCGGTTTATTACTGGGATGCTACATTAGGTACTACTGTGCGTGGGGTTGCGTTGTCTGATGCCTCAACCGCGTTGGGCTTGCAAGGGCAGTTTGTACCGAATACGACCAACAAGGTAATCTCAGCACCGATCCAACGGTTTATTATCTGTATGGGGGCTAACCCCTACGACCCAAGTGATTCTGAGACTGACTTTGATCCTATGTTGGTGCGTTGGTCAGATCAAGATAATCCCTTCCAGTGGGAGCCCGCTATTACAAACCAGTCGGGTGAGTTTAGATTAACTGATGGCTCTTTTATTGTGACCGCTGCTAATGCACGGCAAGAGATCCTAATCTGGACTGAATCTGCTTTATATTCCATGCAGTATATTGGTGCGCCGCTCGTGTATCGGTTTGAGATAATGGTTGATAATATCTCGATCATGTCGCCCAATGCGGTTACTACTGCTAATAACGTCACGTACTGGATGGGTCGCGATAAGTTCTATACCTATAATGGTCGGGTAGATACACTACCTTGTGACGTGCGCCAGTACGTGTTTGAGGATTTAAATAAAGATCAGGCCTATCAGATATTTGGTGGCACGAACGAATCCTATAACGAAGTGTGGTGGTTTTACTGTTCGGGTACGTCTACGGTCATAGACCGGTATGTCGTGTTTAATTATCTGGGCGGTGTATGGTATTACGGTCAACTGAACCGCACAGCGTGGTTAGACTCTGCTCTACGTGAAAACCCCATGGCCGCTGATTACAACCAGCGTATATTGTTCCATGAAGTTGGTAACGACGATGTTTCTGGGCTAAGTCCTGTACCGATTACAGCGTATGTGCAGTCTGCTGATTTTGATATCGGAGATGGTGATAGTTTTGGGTTTGTTAAACGCATACTGCCAGATGTGAACTTTAATGGCTCTACTGCTGATAAGCCGTCACTGACTATGCAGGTAAAACCAAGACGCAACTCTGGCGACCCGTATGGCACTGCAGATAATCCCAACGTGCCAAGTGCTGACGATTATAGAAACACCCGTGTGTACACAATTCAAGAGTATGAGGGGCAAGTTTATACCCGTCTGAGAGGCCGTCAAATGGCGTTGCGTTTAGAATCTACGGACTTAGGTGTTGCGTGGCAGTCTGGTGACATAAGAGTCGATATTAAGCCTGACGGTCGGAGATAGCATGGCACGAGTAAATACCACCATTGCGCCGAGTTTGCCGCTTATGCAGCGCGATTATAATTACAACCAGATTGAGCAGGTGCATAACGCCCTGCGGTTATATTTTAACCAATTAGATAATTTTACTCGTACGTTGGGAGGCCCTCTTGGGCAGGGGTATGTAGACTCGCCCCATATATCAGCACTTAGCGATGTTGACCAGTATGCGCTAGGAAATAATACCTCCACACTGGTTGCTTGGAATACTGTTGTATCTAACGCCGGATTTGTTTTAGACCCAAGTGGGTATGCCTCAGTGCAACTAAGCGGAACTTATATGATTATATATGGGCTGCAGTTGGTTAATAACGATAACGTTGCGCACGATGTGCACTCTTGGTTACAAGTCAATGGCAGTGCGGTTGTGAATTCGACAAGCAGGTTTTCATTGGCAGCCCGCAAAAGTGCTACACAGTTCACGTATAACCGCGCCCAAGCAACAGTGATGTTTAATGCTCAAGGTGGGGATGAAGTTAGGCTGTACTGGGCAACTGAGAAAGCCGCGACCGAAGCCGGTGTTACTGGGATATTTCTAGAACACGAAGACGCTCAAGTTACCCCTTACGCCAGACCCGTAAAACCCTCTGCTATTGGCAGCATTACGTTTGTTTCACGCCCACAAGGCTAAGCCCTATGATTTATTGCTTAACACCCCCTAAAATGTTACGATCGGATAACCTCCCTCCTTCGAGGCACTTATGAGTATTAGAGACGCAACCCAAGTAGTTCGTGCACAAGGCCGAGGCCGAGATTCAGAGTTAATGCACGTTACTCCCGGTGAAGTACAGGCCCTACAAGGTATCGCCCAATTACACGGCGGTTCGTTGACGCGCAACCCTCAGACAGGGTTAGCTGAGGCTGGGTTTTTAGAGAGTATTCTCCCCACTGTGCTAGGTGTTGGTATTGGCGTTGCCACGGGTAATCCGTTTCTCGGTGCCGCTGTTGCTGGCGGTGTAGGTTATGGTGTGAGCGGCAGTTTAGAAAAAGGCTTAATGTCTGGACTCGGTGCATTTGGTGGGGCTAGTGCGTTAGCTGGGTTAGGTGCTGCCGGGGCTACTGGTGGTGCTGCCGCTGCTGGTGGTGCGTCGGGCGGTGTCGGTGCTGCTGGAGTAAATACGAGTATTGGTGCAGGGTCATCCATAATGGCACCCACAAGCACGGCTTTGTTTCCTAATCTCGCTGCTGGTAGTACGGGTACTATGGGTACTGCTGGCGGCGTACTCAATGCCACTGCTCCCGGCGCATCAATTCTAGCCCCAACAACAACCGGATCAACCGCTGGTATTTTGTCTGGAACACAGGCCGCAGCTTTAACTCCCGCACAACAATTCGGGGCTATGAGCATAGGTGATAAGTTCGGTGCTATAGGCACAGGATTCTCTGATTTAGGTTTTAAGGGCAGTATCGGCGCTATGGGCAAGGGCAACCTACTTATGGCAGGCGCTCCGCTTTTAGGCGCATTAAGCCCCGAGCAACAAGAATTTGACATACCAGAGCAAGAATCCTACTACCGCCCACAGTCGTACGATCAAGCAACCCAGACGTACACAGCGCTAGAACCGATTAAATCCTCTGACTTAGGTGCTATGTCTATAACAGACTATAAGCGGTCTCAAGGTTATCAAGAGGGTGGTGAGGTTCAACAACGTTATACACAACCCGTACGTACAGTAGACCCAACGGTTACTGAGTACAACCAAATGTTAATGGACCAAGCTCGGCAAGAATATGTGCAGCAACAACCCATGACTAACGTGCCACAACTAACGCCAAGCCTTATGGCACCACCTGCTCCTACCCCTGCGACTGCAACTGCAACTGAACCGGATATGTCTGGTATAGCCGCATCACGTAAATATGTATTTGATAGGGGCACGCAAACCTATCTTGATAATCCCAACTACGTAGACCCTGTTGAACAAGCAAGATTAGATAAATTAGCGCAAAGGGAAAGCTCTAGGTCGCGAAGCTATAACTACGACAGTGATGGAGGTTATGATTCTGGTGGTATTAATTATGGCTATGAGATGGGCTACGATTACAGCGACGACGGCATCGGTGGTGATGCAGGCCCTAGTAATGCTTCAGCTGCTGATATGGGTGGGGAAGATGTGGCTCAAGGCGGTCGTATCCAAAAGATGGCTGAAGGCGGTATTGCATCTCTTAAAAATAACGTCCCTTCGTTTCAAGCGGGTGGTGAGTTAGAGTCCGATTCGTTTATTGTCCCAGCCGACGTAGTAAGTGCACTGGGTAACGGGAGCACCGATGCGGGCGTAGATTTGCTTAATCAGTATATCGGTATGGCAATGCCTATCGAGGGCGAAGGCGACGGACTAAGTGACGATGTGCCAACCAGTATTGAAGGTGACCAACCTGCTCGTGTAGCCGATGGTGAGGTGTATATCCCCGCCGAAGTCGTTGCAATGCTAGGCCAAGGTGATCCTGAGCTGGGGTCCTCTAAACTGTATACAATGATGGACAAGATCCGCGAAGCCGCGCATGGTAAAAAAGATCAGCAACGGGAAGTAAAACCTGAATCGGTAATGCCCGCATGAAGGTACAACACGTTCCTTTAGATCTCGTAAACCAAGTATGGCCGAAAGTAGTTGGGTATTTGGACGCAGCAGTAATGCGGCAAGCTGGGGACGCTGATTATCATATTGAGCAGGTGCGTTCGTGCGTTACCTCAGGTCAGTGGGTGCTGATAGTGGCTGTAGATGAGGATTCAACCATTCGCGGTGCGGCTACGATCAGTTTATTTAATAGACCCAACGACAGGGTGGCATTTGTAACTTATATTGGCGGCAAGTTAATTGCCAGCGACGATACATTTACCCAACTCTGTACGCTTTGTAAATCTTTTGGTGCCACTAAAATTGAAGGTGCAGTCAATGAGGCTGTGTCTCGATTGTGGCGTAAATTCGGATTTAAAGAAAAATACAGAATCGCAGAGGTGGCCTTGCCATGAGAACTAACCATACATTAGATTTGTTGGGCGTACCGGATCTTCCCCTAGAGGCGTTTAAGAAAGTAGGCGGTCAGATTAAGCCTCAAGGTGGTAGTAGCGGTGGAGGCGGACCGTCGTCACAAACAGTCACTCAGACTAATATTCCTGAGTATGCACGTCCTTACGCGGAAGAGATGTTGGGTCAAGGTCAAGCGTTAACGGATATTAACCAAAACCCATATCAACCTTACGGCACTCAACGGTTTGCGGGGTTTTCCCCTATGCAGGCTCAAGCCTTCCAAGGTGTTGCAGGTCAACAGGTTTCACCTCAACTAACTGATGCGTCTAACTTAGCCTATACAGGAAGCGCTCAGGGTATTGCTACACAACCTATGGCTCAGGGACTACAACAGCAAGCTCTTCAATACGGGGGTTTAGGCTCTGAATACGGTGCGTTAGGTGCAATGACATCGCCTCAAGCTCAACGGTATGGTGCAGCAGCTTCAGGTATTGGCTCTATTGGGGCACGTCAAGCGCAACAAGGTTTTGGTGCAGGGCAACAATACGCCCAACAAGCCACGTCTCCAGAGTCAATGCAAGCTTACATGTCACCCTATATGCAAAACGTAGTTGACACTCAGCAACGGGAAGCAATTCGCCAATCGCAGATCCAACAGCAGGGTTTGCAGTCACAGGCCGCCCAACAAGGTGCATTCGGTGGTTCACGTTCGGCTATTTTAGAAGCAGAGCGCCAGCGTAATTTAGGTACTCAGCTCGGTGATATCCAAGCTCAAGGTTTGCAGAGTGCTTATGACAAAGCCCAACAAGCTCAACAGTTCGGTGCAGGGCTTGGCCTTCAAGGTTTACAGACGGGTTTCCAAGGACTACAAACGGGTATCCAAGGCCAAGAAGCCGGTATGCGTGGTATTCAGACAGGCTTGCAAGGAACCGCACAGGGTATTCAAGGTGCAGAGGCAGGACTTAGAGGTGTGGGTCAAGCTACAAGTGCTGGACAGTATGGTCTAGCTGGGTCTGAGTTGGGTGTTCGTGGTGCCGGTGTGCTAGGCGGTTTGGGCGGGCAACAGTTCGAGCAAGAAATGGCTATCTCGGATGCTCAGCAAAAGTATGGTGCGTTGCAACAACAGCAGCAACAACAGGGTTTGGACTTTGCTTATCAGCAAGAGATGGCTCGCCAGCAGTATCCGTACCAACAGCTCAGTTATATGTCAGACCTTTTGCGAGGCGTTCCATCTGGGAACCAATCGCAGTTACAATATACCCAAGGGCCAGATCAAACCGCTCAGTTATTAGGAACAGGTCTAGCTGCCTACGGTGCATTCGGTCGTAAAGAGGGCGGTCAGGTTAAGAGTTACCAAGCGGGCGGCAAAGTATCACCTGATGCGATGTCCACAATGGCAGTGCATGAGCTACCTTCAAGACTACGTCGTTTATCAGATACGCAGTTGGCGGCTTATGCTCGCTCTGTTAAAGATGCTATTACCTTGAGCGCTGTGCAAAGCGAGATGCAACGCCGTGCCCGTACCCGTATGCCGGGCGGAGAAGTCCCACAAGACACCACAGCCGAAGGAATCGCAAAAAGAGCTCAAGCTGCTAGTATCGGCCAGCCCCGAGTACAGATGGCAGGGGGTGGTATTGTTGCACTGGCTCCGGGAGGAGATGTGCCAACGTTTGCGCAAAGAACTGCTAGCGGTATTAATGATTATTTAAAGACAATGGGTGATGCATATGCTGGACAAGATCAAACGCCGGTCCCGAATGTAACAGCACAGCCCAATACGCAACAAAGAAACACCGCCACGTTGCCTCCAAACATTGTTACAGAATCCCCAGCAGATCTTGAGCAAGTGATGGATCTAGGT